AATTTCAATTTCTTAGGGGCATATACCATTTCACATCTGATGAAGTTTTTGCATTAAAGAAACGTAAAGTTTTAAAATGTACTATGCATGGATTCTTAGAGTTCCGGTGTAGCTACATACATAGTAATATGTCACTGGCTGAATACACACGCAAGATGGAGGTGAAGCATCAAAAGCTGGACGGGGAAGACTTCGACTACAACGAAGAAAGATACCCTTGGACAGTTTTAACAAATAGACAATTAGAATACTGTGTCAACGACGTTTTAGGTCTAGTTGAAGCAATCAAAAAGGAAATGCAAATTGATGGGGACAACCTTTACACAATCCCTCTTACATCAACGGGTTACGTTCGCCGAGATGCGAAACAGGCAATGCGATTAGTCCGCTATGGATATGTGTCCAGCATGCTACCAGACCTTGAGACATATAAAGCCTTAAGAGAAGCTTTCAGAGGTGGAAATACACATGCCAATCGTTTCTATTCAGACATGAAACTGGAAGACGTCCATTCCTTCGACCGTTCAAGTAGTTACCCGGATGTAATATGCAATTGTGAATATCCAATCAGCGCATTCTATCATGCGGGAGCTTGCACAGTAGAACAACTTCTAGACCTGATTAACAGGAGACACAAAGCGGTATTAATGCGAATAGGAATCGTCAATCCAAAGCTAAAGGTAGGACAAGGCTGTCCGTACATAAGCAAGGATAAAAGCCGTATGATAAAGAATGGATTATACGACAATGGACGAGTCCTAGAAGCAGAGTATTTAGAGACAACAATAACAGATATTGACCTTAAGATAATCATGATAGAATACGACTTCGATGACCTTATTCCACTGGACGTTTATCACGCAAGATACGGAAAACTTCCTAAACCGTTCATCGACCTAAACATATCATATTACAGAAGCAAGACAAGGCTTAAAGACGTGGACGGTGAAGAGATATTCTACATGAAGTCAAAGAACAAGCTGAATGCCATTTACGGCATGACAGCACAGGACCCGGTGAGACAGGAGATAGAGTTCATGGCTTCACAGGGATTTACTGAGAGAACGGACGACATAGGAGAGCTTCTAGCCAATTCAAACAAGAGAGCTTTCCTACCCTACCAATGGGGAGTCTGGACAACAGCACACGCCAGATGGAGACTTGAAGAAGGCATCCAGATAGCAGGAGAAGGTTTCGTATACTGTGATACAGATAGCGTAAAATACATCGGACAAGCCGACTGGACAGCCTACAATGAGCTTCGTACTGCCGATAGCTTAGAGTCTGGCGCATACGCAGAAGACCCGCACGGAAACGTTCACTACATGGGCGTGTACGAATCAGAAGGCACCTATGACTATTTTAAAACACTAGGGGCAAAGAAGTATGCCTATGTAAAGAACGGACGTTTAACGGTCACAATAGCAGGAGTAAACAAGAAAAAAGGTTCCATCGAATTAGGAACCATAGACAAGTTCAAGGAAGGATTCATATTCTCCGACGCCGGAGGAACAGAGTCAGTCTACAACGACGAACCAGAAATAACATCCTATGTGATTGACGGAAAGATAATTGCCATCACCTCAAACGTTGTACTGAAAGATTCCACCTACACGCTGGGAGTAACAGCCGATTATCGAAGGCTTTTGGACGAATCAAGAATCGCATAAATTTTAATAAAGTGCTTGACAAATTCATACATATCGTTTATAATAATAGTGTACTGATAAATAATTGATGCAAAGAAAGAGAGGGCAAAAATGAACAAAGCAATTATTGTAGGAAGGTTAACACGCGACCCGGAAATCAGATATAGTGCAGGTAGTGAACCAATGGCAATTGCCAATTTCACACTGGCTGTTCCACGATGGAACGATGAAGAAGCAGATTTCATTCGCTGTGTAGCATTCGGAAAAAAAGGAGAGTTTGCCGAAAGTTACCTGTTCAAGGGAACAAAAGTTATCCTTGAAGGCCATATTGTTACAGGTAAGTATGAACACAAAGACGGATACACCGTATTCACAACAGACGTTGTGGCAGATACCATTGAGTTTGCAGAAAGCAAGAAAGACAAAGATTCAGAAACAAGTAAACCAGCAAACAAAAAACCATATCAGAAAAGGAGATAATCATTATGACAAAGAAAGAACAGGCAGTATTTGACAAGGTACAGAACAAAATAAATCAGGCAGTTGTTGCAAAAATGCTTGCAGGAGAAACAGTTGACGAGAAGTTAAAAGGAGCCGCAGAAATTATTAATGCGCTCTCAGCAGAACTTGAAGCGGCAAGAGCGGACAAACAGGAAGAAGCATAATAAAGATTAAGAGCCGCAAGGCTCTTTTTCTTTTATAGAAAAGGAGGAAACATGAATCTATATCTTGACAACGGATATGTAAATATAAGAGGAATCATTGAGCTAGGACTCCCATTCAATTTTATTGTCGGAGGAAGAGGAACAGGAAAAACGTATGGTGCATTACAGGTAATGGAAGAGGATAGATATAAGTTCGTGTTCATGCGTCGAACACAGATGCAAGCTGATATGATTAGCACTCCTGAATACAATCCATACAAGAAATTAAACTCTGACAAAGGCTGGAATATTGGATGCGCAAAGATAAATAAAATGACCAGCGGATTCTATGAAATGCAAAACATCAATGGTAAAATGAAACCAGAAGGAGAGCCAAAAGCAATCATTTTAGCCTTATCAACCATTGCAAATATGAGAGGATTTGACGCGAGTGATTATGAAATTCTTCTATACGATGAGTTCATTCCAGAGAGTCATGAACGGCCAATAAAGGAAGAGGGAAAAGCCTTTAAGAATGCTTATGAAACAATCAACAGAAACAGAGAATTGGACGGATATAAACCAGTGCAATGCATCTGTTTAGCAAACTCTAACACCATGACAAATGCCATATTTCTTGAACTAGGTTTAGTCAAGAAAGCAGAAGAAATGCGAAGACGGAAACAAGAGTATTCTATCATGAAAGAACGCGGAATAGGACTATTTGTTTTACGTGACAGCGATATCTCAGAGAAGAAAGCTGACACAGCTTTATACAAGCTTGGAGGAAGTGACGAGTTCAATCGAATGGCGTTGTCGAATGAGTTTGTGTCAGATGAAATCGGCAGAATAAAAAGTAGAAATCTTCTTGAATACAGAGCCATAGTAACGGTAGGAGAGATAACCATTTACAAGCACAAAAGCAAGTCTCTTTTATATGTTTCTACCCACCTTTCAGGAACCTGTCCACAGTTCGGCTCGGGAGACATAGACAGGTCAAGATTCAAGAAAAAGTTCTTCTGGTTATGGTCTTCCTACATGAAGAATAATATCGAATTTGAAGAATATTTATGTGAAATTCTGTTTAACAAATATTTCGAATAAAATTTTTCTGAAATATTACTTGACAAATTTTCCAGAAAATGGTATATTTATATAGAGGACTAGTGGTCAGACGCAAGCCCCGGAAGGGTTGACACATCGCGGCGGCGATAGGAAAGCTAGTCCTCGCTTCTAAATTGGGGCAGAAAGCGAGGGTATATGACATTAACCGAAATGACACAATTGCTTGCGAATGGAGGAACGCTGGCAGTGCTGATGTACTTTATGTTTGTTAAGTCTGACGCGCAGTCACAGGCAATTGGAAAGCTCACAACGGCAGTTGAGAAGCTAAACATTCTCTTGCAGAATAAGGAGGAAGAATGATGAAAATCATGTTCGAAGACGTTGTCGAAATGCCAGAAATAAGAGTTAACGGCAAACTTTACGCTCCTATGGAAGAGGACAAGCCAGCAAAGAAAGTCACACTGTATGATATTATTGCAGGAAAACACGGGGCAAAAGAATGGGACGATGTAGTCGGAATGATACAGACATGGTATTACGGTTCATACGTCAAAGCATCATGGTGTGCGACAACGGTTTCATGGGCGGCGGCAAGCATGGGGATTCTTAGCCAGATAGGCGGCAAAAATGAAAATGTGTATAACATGATGAACGCGTGTTCAAAAAGTGGAAAAGGTAAATTTTTCAGTAAGAAAGCAGGAAATATCCCGGCAAAAATTGAACAGGGAGACATCCTGTTTTATCTGTGGGAAGGTGACACGATGAAGGTTGATTCTTCAAAGCATGTCAGCGTTGCCGCAGAGACAACAAGCAGTAATCAGATATTGTCAGAAGGTGGAAACCAGAAGGACAAGATTTGCAGACTTTACTATGAGAAAGCAAAATTATATGCCGTATTTAGGCCAGATTATTAAAGGAGGTAAACATGGATATTAAAGACATTATCGCTCTTGCGAGCGCCGGATTCACGGCTCAGCAGATTGCCACAATGGCGACTACACCAGCACCAGCACCAACACCAGCACCAGTTCCAGCACCAACACCAGCACCAGCACCAGTTCCAGCACCTGCGCCAGCACCAGTTCCAGTTGACCCTATCATGGAACAGTTAAAGGCACTTACAACGGCGGTGCAGACAAACGCAATTATCAATAGTCAGTTGCCGATTACTCAGCCAGAAACACCCGAGGATATACTGGCAAGTATTATCAATCCGCCAACAATTGTAAACAATAAATAAGGAGGTAAACATGGCCGCAAACGATTTAAGTTTTAACCAGTTGTCTACCGTGTTAAACAGCATTGTTTCACAGGCAACAGGAAAAACTCCATTAGCAATTACTAACACTTCTGAGTTTATTTCAGTAGCTCAGACAGCACTTAAAACTGGATATGACCCTGTATTACAGTCAATTTCACAGGTATTGTCCAGAACTATTTTTTCTACCAGACCTTATTACAGAAAATTTGGGGGAATACAGGTCGATAACCAGAAGTGGGGGAACATCACAAGAAAGCTTAATATTTCCGACAAAGATTGGGAGAATGATGTGCGCTTTGAGCTTGTAGAAGGCGAATCAGTTGATATGTACAAGGTGAATAAACCTAACATTTTACAGACCAATTTCTATGGGGCAAACGTGTATGAAAGAAGCTACACAATCTTCAAAGACCAGCTCGACTGTGCATTCTCTGGACCTGACGAGTTCGCCAGATTCTTAGGCATGGTAACAGGAAACTGCACCGATATGATTGAACAGGCTCACGAGAACTTAGCAAGAGCAACAGTCGCAAACTACATTGGTGGAAAAGTCAAAGGAGACACTGACAGTTGTATCCATCTTCTGACAGAATATAACGCTCTTACGGGTCTTAAACTTACTAAGGAAACCGTATATCAGCCAGCTAACTATAAGCCGTTCATTGACTGGGTGTACAGCCGCATTGCAACTCTGACCGAGCTTATGACAGAGAGAAGCCAGCTTTTCCATACTAACATCACTGGAAAGACAATTAACCGTCATACACCGTTACAGAGACAGAGAGTATATTTATACGCTCCCGCAAGATTCAATATCGAGTCAATGTCTCTGGCAAATACATACAACTATAATTTCCTTAAGATGGCTTACAATGAAACCGTGAACTATTGGCAGTCAATCCATAGCCCGTCTAAGATTAATGTGAAGCCGTCTTATTTACAGGCTGACGGAACAATTATTACACCTGAAACAGCTCTTGAACAGGACGACATCTTTGGTGTAATCTTCGATGAAGAAGCACTCGGTTATACAGTAATGAACCAGTGGTCAGCTACTACACCGTTCAACGCAAAAGGTGGATATTCTAATGTATTCTTCCACTTTACAGACCGTTTCTGGAATGACTTTACAGAAAACGGACTAGTTCTTTTACTCGACTAAGGAGGTATTTAAATGGGCATATCAGTGAATATGTATACGTTTAGCAAATACGCTAACTCAACGGAACAGCCAGCAGGAGCCGGGACAAGCTTTGATTGTGTACTGAAAGATACAAGCGGAGTAATTAATCCTACTATCGCGCTGAAACTTGATATGTCCTTTAATGTCTCCGCTTATAACTATGCCTATATACCCGACTTTAAAAGATATTATTTCGTTCGGGAATGGACATGGGAACGCGGCTTATGGGTTGCCAGTTTGGACGTAGATGTTCTTGCCACATACAAGGCGCAGATTGGCGTTTCTACACAGTATGTTTTGCGCAGTTCTCTTGCTTCAAACGGCAAAATACTTGATACTATTTATCCTACCACAAGTGACATCACACATCAGCGTGTAGCAGTGGAACTTCCGTGGAAAGTTCATTTAGAGGATGGTTACTATGTGGTAGGTATAATAGGTGATGCGAATAACACGTTGGGAGCAGTAAATTATTATGCGTTTACCCAGTCAGAAATGAATGATTTTAATAAGGCTCTGATGGCAAGCGCAGACTGGTTAAATGTTCCAACGGAGGAAATATCAACAGAGCTTTTAAAAGCCCTTTATAACCCCTATCAGTACGTCGTAAGCGCGTTGTGGTTTCCTATAGTAATACCTCTGACAGAAGCTCCGGCAGTTGCAAGTATTAACTTCGGTTGGTGGAGCATCACCGTTAAATGCAGGAAACTTAAAGCAACGGCTACATCGTTCAGCGGTTCAATTAATATTCCGAAACATCCGCAAGCCGCAACCAGAGGAGAATATCTTAATCTTTCTCCGTACAGCAGATATACATTAAACTTCACTCCGTTTGGCTCTTTTCCACTAGATACTACAAAGCTTTCGGGGACAAGCATTTTGAATTATACGGTTCTGATTGACTATATTAGTGGAACAGGTAGACTCAACATTGCACCACAGTTTCCTGATGGAAACAGTCCTATTATTGAATCAGTTGAGGGAATGTGTTCCGTACCAATTCAACTTGCGCAGATTGCCAGAGACTACATAGGTACTACTGCTACTGCAATTGCTTCTGCCGGGGATGTGGTGCAGAGCGCTGTGACTGGAAACATTGGAGGTGCAATATCCAACTTTGCTTCTGGAATAGACAGCACTTTGAAAGCCGCCGCACCACAGTTAAGAACATCGGGAGGAAATGGTAACACCTCCAACTTTATCACGGCTCCGCAGTTATATTGCCAGTTCTTTAATCTGGTACAGGAGTACAACGAGAAGTTGGGTAGACCTCTTTGTGAAGCTAGGGTTATAAATACAATACCCGGATATATTATGTGCATGGATGCGGATGTTAAAACTGCTTCTACACAGACGGAGAATGAAAGAATCAAGGAGTATCTGGAAGGAGGATTTTATTACGGCTAGTTGGCACGCTAAGAAGACAGGAGGATATTCAAGAACCTCCATCGAAGCAATCGATAACGCGAACATGATTTACGCAGTTTTATACAATGAAGGCTGGACACTTAACGCAATATGCGGAGTGCTGGGTAACATGGGAGCGGAAAGTGGGTATAATCCGTGGAGATGGCAGAGCGATAAGATTGGAGTCTCTACAGGCTCTCCATGGACAAACAAAGGATACGGACTGGTCCAGTTCACTCCGGGAGGGAAATACATAAACGATTCTAGGGCAAAAGCAATGCCGGGATATGGACCTAACTTCTCTGACAAAGTGGGAAATATTGCAGACGGAAACGCGCAGATATTGTTTGTAGATTCCTATGCGGACTATTATCCAACCGGAGCTTATCCGATGAGCTTTGCTGAGTTTAAAGCAAGCACCAGCGACCCGGGAACGCTTGCTAAAGCATGGCTGTATAACTATGAAAGACCGGGCTATGCAGGCATTGTATCTGATT